TTTTATCAAATACCAAACTAAATTAAGATTATGATTAGTGGACAAATTCGTTCTTGGACTTTCCCTCTATACAACTGTGGTGAGTTGATGATATCCTCATCATATTTCTATATTCAGTGGCTTCCAAGTTATATCAGCAGTGGTACATTCAGAATGGCCAACAGGGATTATCAGTTTTCATCATATCCTTCTGGATTCTTTTCTGGTAGATCTGTCTTCATTGATTATTTTTCCAGTCTTGGAGTGATATGGAGTTCAGCATTTATTAGTAACAGTAAGATTACAACCATACAGACAAATGTAAATGGTCTTCAATGGAGTGCTTTTAAAGACTGTTCAAAATTGACAAGGTTCACAGGATATGCTCTTACATGGACAGAGGATTATGGTTTTTATAACTGTTCAAGGTTATCAGAGGTAATAGCACCAAATTTAGATGTTATAAATTACAGGACATTTGCACAATGTGATAGTTTAACACAGGTAAGTTTTCCAGAGTGTACTTGGGTTGGAGATGAGGTGTTTTTAGGATGTGAGAGTCTGGTAAGTGCATACCTTCCAAACTGTGTGTCATTATATCCAAGTGCATTTTCTGGTTGTTCTTTGTTGAGTGATGTTAATCTTTCAAAATGTAGGTTGTTGCAGCCTGGTGCCTTCAAGAGATGTACATCTTTGAGTTATCTTGAACTTCCTTCTGCATCAGATATAAGGGAATCTGTTTTTTGGAACTGTTCAAGGTTTGAGTTCCTTTCACTGCCTGGTAGTTCTGTGTGTCTATTGAGTACTTCTACTGCATTTAGTGGTACCAGATTTACAAGATGGACTGGAATCATCCTTGTTCCTACATCCCTTTATTCACAGTATATAGTTGCACCAGAATGGAGTTATTTCTTTAGAACCTCATCTGATAGAAACATATATGCTATGGATGAGATAGTAATGAGGTGGACACCATTGTCAGCAGGAGGATGGTATTATTCTACTTATGACATACATACTGAAATGAATTCAATTATGTCTTTTCATGGAGTAGTCCTTTCTGGATATTATGATGGTGATTTAGTTCATAATTTTTTTAATGGTATTGATACTGCTACTTTTTCAACACTTCGTTTTTACAGGAGTGTTGTTAACAGATATTTTAAAAATTGTAGAATAGATGAAGCATATTTTGAAGAATGTACATTGATAAATCAGGATAGCTGTTTTTATGGTTGTGATATAAAATCTATTTCTTTACCAATTTGTAAAAATATATATGGTAATTATACTTTTGAAAGAAACAAATTTTCAGAGATTGATTTACCTGAATGTATAAATATTTCATCAGGAACTTTTTTTTCTTGTAGCAACCTTGAAAGAGTAGGTCTTTCTAAATGTGTAACCATAGGGTCAAGGGCATTTTGGCATTGTGGTAAACTACCAAGAATAGATTTACCTGAATGTGTAAGAATAAGTAATGCTGCTTTTATGAGTTGTAGTTCATTATCAGAAATAGATTTACCAAAATGTGTTTCTTTACCAGGACCTTTGTCAGATGATACTTTGTTTGGTGGTTGGGCATTTGGTTTTTGTTCTGCACTAACAAGGGCTAGTCTTCCAGTATGTAGCTATGTTGGTCCTAATAATTTTGCATACTGTAGAACTCTTTCTAATGTATATCTTCCTATATGTAAGGTTGTTGGTGCTAGTGCTTTTAATGGTTGTTCAGCCCTTTCAGAAATAGAATTACCATTATGTAGTAGAATTGACTATGGTGTATTTTATAATTGTACATCATTAGCAAGGGTCAGTCTTCCAGTATTGACTATTTTTTCAGGATCTACAAATTTTGTGGGTGCAGCATTTAGAGGTTGTACAGCCCTTTCAGAAATAGAATTATCATTAGTTACAGTAATTCCTTCGAATACATTTAATGGATGTATATCACTTAAGAGAGCCAGTTTACCATTAGTAAGTAAAATAAGTGCCTATGCTTTTAATGAATGTAGTTCTTTATCAGAAATAAGTCTATCACTATGTGAAAGTGTAAGTTATAATGCATTTGAAAAATGTATTTCACTTTCATCTGTAAGTCTACCTGTATGCAGTATAATTGGTAGTTATGCTTTTTCTGGATGTAGTTCACTTTCAGAGATATATCTTCCAATATGTGGTACACTTGGTAGCTATGCTTTTGCAAATTGTATGTCATTATCAAAGATAACATTGGGTTATAGTTCTGTTTGTACTCTTGGAAATGCAGATGTCTTTGGTAACACACCTCTTGCATCAGGAATAGGAGGAATATATGTACCTTCTTCACTTGTGTACTGGTATCAGAATAATGCAGCCTGGTCTTCATATTCAAGCATCATCTTCCCAATCAGTAGTTAGAACTGACCCATAAATAATTAAAAGTACTTTTAAAACAATGATAGAGTTAAACAAGAACAAGCTTATTCCAGGAGTGGATACATCTTGGGGAGACATCAGAGGGGACATCAGCAAGCAGTCAGATTTGATGAGTATGATGTCCAGTTATGCCACACAATCCTGGGTCAGTTCACAGGGTTATCTTACTGAACACCAGCCATTGAAGACTATCAACAACCAGAGTCTTGTTGGCACAGGAAACATCACCATTGAGGCAAGTGTTCCTGATTACTATGCTACAAAACAGTGGGTATCAGACCAGGGTTATCTTACAAGTGAGACACTTCCTTCTGACCTTGCAACAGAAAGTTGGGTATCATCTAATTTCCTTCCAACATCTGCATTATCTGGTTATGCCACAGAGTCCTGGGTCAGTTCCAATTTCCTTTCTACAACAGCATTATCAGGATATGCAACACAGTCTTGGGTAGAATCACAGTCATACATCACCAGTGTGGCCTTGTCTGGTTATGCAACAGAATCCTGGGTATCAGAACAGGGTTATCTTACATCTGTTCCTTCAACATATGCTACACAGAGTTGGGTTGAAGCCCAGAGTTATCTTACATCTTCTTCTTTGAAGACAGTCAATGACCAGAGTCTTGTTGGTGAGGGTAACATTGAGATTGGTGGACTCACACCAGAGCAGGAGGAGGCCATTGAACCATTGGAGGAGACATCAAAAGGTATGCTTTATACCTTTGAGCTTCCTGCCAGGTCTTCAAGGTTTGTCACAATGGATAACATTGAAAGTCCAGAAACACAGAATTATCTGTACAAGGTAGGAGATGACATTTATTATATACCATACACTATGGTTTATAAGTACAATCCTGACAAACTGAACTTTGAGAAGGTATGTAATTTGTCACAGACATCATATTATCCTATGTGGAAGGATGCAACAGGAAGATACTATCTTGGTTCTGCATGTCAGGTAGATTTGAGTACAGGTACATGTACTCCTGTTACCCTCGATGCAATAAACTATGCTTACTACTACAACAGGCACAATATTGTCCATGGAAAGAAGGGTATCTACTGTTTTGATACCTCATTCCAGAAGTTTGATGAGTCTGCCCAGAAGTTTGTAAGTTTCCCATGTACTTCTTATCCAACAACCCATGACCTTCAGTATATAGGTATGAGATTAGCTGAATATGAAGGACATATCATATTCCTTGATACAGAAGGTGTGATGTATGAGTTCATAGAGGGTGATGATTCAGTAGAGATAGTAGAGGTGTCAGAACCATACTTCCCTGTTATGGGTAACAATGATTATATCACCAGTATGTATCTGTTCAAGATTGGTGGAGATTACTACTATTTGAGGGAATACAACCAGCAGAAGCTTGTCAGTGGTCAGTGGGTGTTGAACAACATTACCTATGATGGTTCAAACACAACCTATTTCTATGGAGAAGGACTCAATGAAGGTGATTACTTAATGGGATTTGCACAATCACCACAATCAACTTTACTTCAATTGACAAACCCAGGTAGTACATCATACAAAAAGACATACTGGGCATCATTGAGTACAGTATGTGTGGAATTGGGAGATTCTGTTCAGTATATTGGCGGATCCAAACATTTCAATGCTTTGTATGCAAGTCTTTTATGTATAAGTGAAGTTCAACCTACTGGACCAATTAATGTAAACTCAAACTCACAACCTGTTTCAATAAAGGCAAAGAAACTGGAAATTTCAGTAAATGATTATGCCACACTTAATGGTTCTACACTGGCAACAACAGAAGATTGTATTGTGAACAGGACTATCTATCCTTGTGGTCCAAGGTTCAATAGTGTAGGTTATCTTTCATTTCCTTATCAGTTTATGTATTACTGGACAACTGCAACAGGAAGGGTGTTTGTAAATTACAATGGTTCAACATATGAGTTCAATGGTACCACTTTCAGTCAGGTGACACTGACAGCAAATCCTACTATGAATACCTATGTTGTCAGTACAGACACAGACACATTCTACAGTGACACATATGGTACATACATCTGGGATAATGGAAATAATGACTGGTTACTTATAACCAACCAAAATCCAGCAGGAGGAGAGAGTGACTATTTCTGGGTATGTGGAGACACCATTAGGTATGGTAATACACATAAGCTTGTAGAGAGTGGAGGTACATATTCCTGGGTTGAGGATCCAATCAGCAATTGGAGTTCTGGTAGATACTATGTTATCAATAACACTGTATATTGTTTGGCTTCTGGTACTCTTTACACATATGATGATTCAACAAATACATATACTTTTGTAGCATACTATAATGAACCAGGTATTGGTAACTACTTTGTCTGTGATGGTGAGATATACATCCTTAACTGGGGTAATGTAAAGAAGCTTGATATGTCACTTGTTGGAGTTCAGACATACATTGATGTAAATACAGATGTTTATTATGCTGGTGACCCTTATTGCTTCTATGGAATGTATAGTGGATATGTCTATTTGATAAATAGTAGTAGCTATATTGGTTACTGTTTTGATGTTGATGAGACAGTACCAGAAGTTCCTTCATCAAATGGTACTTACATCTTGCAGGCAGTGAGGTCAGCAAGTGGAGTCACATTTTCTTGGGTATCTGCTTAACAACAAACATATAATAGATTTTGAACCCCAGGAGTCCTTCCTGGGGTTTGTTATTTTTATCATAAATAACTTATAAATGAAGAAAAGTTATGAGTAAGTTTTTATCTATTCTTGTTCCTTACTTCAATGAGGGTGAGGAAGTAATAAAGCCTTTATTGGACAGTGTTGGTTTTCAGCAGAACATTGATTTGAGTGAGATAGAGGTTGTGATATGCAAGGATGGTGAGGAAGGCCAGGGTCTGTCAGAAGAGTTCCTCAAATCCTATCCATATGACATACAGTATCACATTGAACCAAAGGGAGGAGTATCACAGATGAGGAACCAGGCCTTCAACTATTCAACTGGTGAGTATGTTGCCTGGTGTGACTGTGATGACCAGTATTATCACTGTCTGGCCTTCTGGTTCATCAAGAGGGAGACCACTACACCTATGGAAGTTCCTATCAATGGAGTACCTACACAGGTCAATGGTTTTGATGCATTGTATTCTGTGTTTCTTGAGGAGGGAAGAAACCCAGAGAATGGTGAGACCTATTTCATCGACAGGAAGGATGGTTTTCAGTTTGTCCATGGGAAGGTCTTCAAGAGGGATTTTCTTGTCAGGAATGACATTCACTTCTTCCCAGAGTGTGTTATCCATGAGGACAATGTGTTGAACCTACAGGTACAGTCATGCACACAGAACATCAAGTGGTGTCCAGTGCCTTTCTATCTATGGAAGTGGAGGGACAGTTCAGTATGTAGGAGAGATGTACTGTATATCAAAAAAACCTATCCTGACCTCATCAAATCCTCTGACTGTTCTATTGCTTGGTTGATAAACAAATCCAAGTTTGACAAGGCCAGGGAGTGTATCACTTCAATCACCTATGATGCCTATTACACAATGTGTCACCCTTCCTGGAAGATCATAGAGACCCAGGAATACAGGGACAGGACAGAGAAGTGTTTTTCTGATTATTTCAAGAAGTATGAGTATCTGTGGGATGAAGCACCACAGCAGATGAAGATGGCAATATCCAATGGGATAAGACAAAGGGTAGTACAGCAGGGTATGGAGATGGAGACAGAGACATTGGATCAGTTCCTTACAAGGATAAAGGCATTATAGAAGAATCCCAGGTGACCACCTGGGATTTTTCATAAATAATGTGATACAATTTATTTTGGAAATGAACAAGCATAAGATTTTCATTTTCCTATTCCTCTTTATATGTGGGATTGGATTTGGTATTTGGTCAATGATAATTCCACCAGGTGGTGTGATAGACAAGTCTGTTCTTATCCTTGTTGCACAAATCTTTGTGTTGGCTTCTTCTGTTTATGGGTTTGAGGTTCACTTTGACATACAGAAGGGAAGGTTTCATGCCGGCAAAGTAAAGGATGAATCACCTGAAACAGAAAATCATAAATAAATAAAAGAACTATCACAATGGACAATATTGAAGTAAGAAATTTTAATATTGAGTTGAGGGATGAAGCTGAATCAAGACACATTGAGGGTTATGGTTCTGTTTTCAATGAGAAGTCAGTTGACCTTGGTGGTTTCAGGGAGATTATTCTTCCTGGTGCTTTTGATGGTGTCATTGAGAGGTCTGATGTGAAGTGCTATCTTGACCACAACCCAGAGAAGGGTATCCTTGCAAGGAGCAGGAATGGTGCAGGAAGCCTTACCCTTGAACTTGATGAAAGAGGACTCAAATATTCATTTGATGCTCCACACACAAACCTTGGTGATGAGGTAGTTGAAGGACTCAGGAGAGGTGATTACACCCAGAGTTCCTTTGCTTTCACTGTAGCAGGTGAATCCTGGTCCAGGGAAGAAGATGGTACATACTTGAGGACTATCAACAAGATTGGTGGTCTCTATGATGTAAGCATTGTGGCAAATCCAGCATATGAAGGTACTTCTGTGGCATTGAGGTCACTTGATGCATTCAAGGCACAGGAGGAACAGGTACCAGAAGAGGTGAAAGAAGAACCTGTTCAGGAAGAGGTAAGGGAAGAACCACAAGTAGTAGAAGAAGAAAAACCAGAGGTACAGGAAGTGACTGAACCAAAGGAAGAAAGAAACAATATATCAAATATAAAAAGAAACAATATGAAGAATTTTTCATTAATCAAAGCTATCAATGATGTTGTTAACAACAGAAACATCAATGAGGATGCACTTAATGTCATCGAATTGGGTGCAACTGAAATGAGGAAGTCTGGTCTTTCATATTCTGGTCAGATTCAGCTTCCTGTAGAAGAAAGAACATCACCTACTGATGGTGCTATTGCTGCTACAGCAGAAGGTCAGGGTGAAGAGATTGTTGCTACTGACAAGCTCAATATCCTTGAACCATTGAGAGGTAAATCTATCCTTGCAGAAGCAGGTGCTACATTCCTTACAGGTCTTGTAGGTAACATTTCTATCCCTACTTATTCAGGTACAACCTGTGGTTGGAAGGGTGAGATGGTTGATGCAGACAATGGTATGGGTTCATTTGACACTGTTGAATTGAGTCCAAAGAGACTTACTGCATTCATTGACATTTCAAAGCAGTTCCTTGTACAGGATTCAGTTGGTGCAGAGGAAATGTTGAGAAGTGATATTGTCAATGCACTTGTAGCAAAATTGGAGCAGACTATTTTTGGTGATGCACAGGGTACAACTGACAAGCCAGAAGGTATCTTCTATGGTGCAGAAGAGGCTAATCCTTCTTGGGCAGGTGTCTGTGATGCAGAGGCAGATTTGACTGACTATCTTGGTGAGAAGAGATTTGTCATGAGTCCTTCTGCTAAATCTACTTTCAAGCAGACAACTATTTCAGGTCAGCTTTCAGACTTGAGAATGCTTATGAATGGTAATGAAGTTGATGGTTATCCAGTATCTTCATCTTCAAATGTTGTAGATGGTGGTTGGGCATTTGGTGACTTCAAGGAATTGGTAGTTGCACAGTGGGGTGCTATTGACATTGTAGTTGACCCTTATACACTTGCTACCAAAAATGCTATCAGATTGGTCATCAATGCTTTCTTTGATGCAAAGGTAAGGAGATCAGGTGCTATCAAGGCCTATGTTCTTGATAATGGATCAGATTCTGACTAATCCATAACTTTCTTCTTTTCATCAGGCTGGGGTGGGGGTTACCCCATTCCAGCCTTCTATATATAACTAAACACAAAACAGGATGTATCTTACTTTACAACAGGTGAAACAGCACCTGATTATAGACCATAATGAGGATGACCAGTATCTGGCAGACCTCATCACAGTAGCAGAGAATGCTGTATGTAGAGACCTCAACCTTCATAGTTTGAAGGACATTGAGGACTGTACAGGTATGCTGCCTGCTTCTGTTATCCAGGCAATGTTACTGTTGATAGGTACATTGTATGCCAACAGGGAATCTGTCACCTATGGCAATCCTACTGTTGTTCCACACAGTTATCAGTATCTGTTGGCTTTGAACAGGAACTATATAAACAAAGCATAAGGTAGAGATGAGGGCAGGACTTCTCATGGAGAGAATCAACTTTTTGAGGTTGGAGAAGGTGAAGACAGACACAGGTAGTGAGTACAACACCTATGTCCCTGAACACAGTTGCAGGGCAAGGGTTACTTATGCAGGTGGAGACAGGGAGAATGAGAATGGTGACATCTTCTACTCACATCACATCCACTTTGAAATCAGGAGAGGGTTGGAGTTTGATGAGCTGTACAGGATAGAGTGGGAAGGAAGACAGTACAGGATTCTGTGCATAGAGCAGAACAAACACAACCAGAGTACAAAGATAATCACAGAGTTGGTAAATGACTAATGCAGGGATAAATGTGGATGACAAGGATGTGTTGATGGCATTGTCAAG